CCAAGTGTAGTATTTGCACAACATATTCTAGCCCATCCAGCTTGACGGCAGTTGATAAGTAGCCTTTTGTTTAGGTGCTTTTCTAGGCTCATTGACCATCAAACCAATGTATCGGAAAGCATCTGCTCCGTGGCTGTAATTGTCATGCAGGGGTTTTTGACTAAATTGCTTTGTATCTGGATCTACGTCATAGCGGTAATGGCGCAGACATTGCAGTCCCTCATGCGTGTTGGTCTTATCAAACCAGCATTTATTAAACATCATTCGGGCAGCATTAATGGAATCAACAATGGGTGTTCGCTCAATAACTCTAGTGTTATACCCTGTAGCTCTAACTATGTCCTCAATGCTTTTGCCGTTAGATCCCAAAGTCTTTGATCCTGCGTCATGAGGTAGCCAAATGGTGTCATATACATATCCATAGGACTGCATTTTAGCTAGGTAATGCGCTATCGTTTCTTGCGTGTTTTCGTAGTACCGAATGAGGCGAGTTTCCATGCCAATAAACTGGACAACCCAAAATGCCGTGGCATCGGCCCACCCAAGATCGTACACAACATGGCAGGGTTTGATTGGATCATAAGGCACATTACATATACGACCTTCTAGCTCTGCCATAGTCATTTCTTTAGCAAAGATAGCACCATCAACTGTCTGACGGCATAAGCCTTCCCAAACTGTGTTGTAGGCTTCTCTATCCCTGCTAAACAGGGCATCTTTCTCTAATTTGAGTGTATCTGGAAACCAGGGATTGTCTGACCAATTAATCTTTGCAACTTTGCAGTTGTCAGGCGGGGATAACACGAACCTTTGATATGTTTCGTCTGATTCAAGCTCTGGGTTGAATGTAATCCAAATTTCTGAGGCTTCTTTTCGGATCGTAGGTATAAGTACGTTCCACGATGTTTTAGATACGCTCTGTGCCTCCTCGACCCAACATATATCCACGCCCTCATAGGACTTGATATTGGCAACATTGTTCTTAAGTCCGACAAAAGCAAACTCGCTCCCATTCTTACCTCTGATTGAGTTTTGCGTAATCTCATAGAATGACTCCAGCTTTAATGCAATGATTTGATCTGATAAGAGCTTATGGACTGATTGGCCTATGGAGTTTTGGAACTCACGGGCGCATAAGACTCTGGTTGGCTTTTTGACACCAAGAACCAATAAAGCCCTCGCAACACCCCAAGACTTAGCCCCACCACGACCCCCATACAGAACCTTGTAACGCATAGGCTCAAAGAGGAATTGCAGCTTGATAGGGAAGTCAACCGCAGATATTGCCTCCCGCAGTTCTTGGGTGATTTCACTCATTTATTCTCTTTTTGGCTATTTCCATGTATTCAGGGCTAATTTCTATGCCGATGAATTGACGATTTAATTGCTTGGCTATCTTGCCAGTAGTTCCGCTACCAAGAAAACAATCTAATACTGTATCGCCTTGATTAGACCAAGAAACAATATGGTCATGCGCTAATTGCTCTGGAAACATGGCTGGGTGTTTTTCTTTAACATTGCCTTTATTAGTGGCAAATTTCCATATATTCCACCTAATACCAAATTCTTTAATATCTTGACCAAAACAAGCCATTTTTTGCGTAGAACCATTAGGGTTTCTGACTGTGCCAGTTACTTTTCTACCAAAACTGACATTTTTTCTGTCGGCAATAAGGTTTAAACATTTTGGCTTACCTTTACTTAAAACAAACATATATTCAAATGATTGTTGGTATCTGTTTTTATCGGGGAAAGCTATGCCATCTTTTTCATAAATCATTGTGTCATGCAAATTAAAGCCAATTTCTTTGAAATATAAGGCTTGCTTAAATGATGTGCCTGTTTCTGAACCATTGATTGTGGCATCTCCAACAATCCAAACCACAACTCCACTATCCTTTGTAACTCGATATAGCTCTTTAGCTATGCCTTCGAAGTCAAACGAATAGCCGTTATAAGTGCGTAAATTGTCGTATGGGGGGCTAGTAACAGTAAGGTCAATGCTTTGGCTAGGCAAAGATTTCATTACTTCTAAGCAATCCCCTAGTCTTAGATCACTCACTTGGCTTTACAAACCTAACTTCTAATGAAGTAACAATATTGTTGCCTTCTGCATCTTCAAGAGTATTAGCCTGGACTGCCTTGCCATCTAAACGATCAGCTACTTCTTTGACAGCCCATGCTTCCCCTGCTTCTGCTTGATCTAATACCTTGTCAACAATCTTGCCAATCTTCTGTGGATTCTGAGCTAAAGCCCTTCTCATAGCATCTAAAAAGGGCTTATTCTTTGTTGCGTTCTTGTTACCAATAGGCGCACCGACAGGATTAATTGACTTTTCTTCCATGTATTTGATTATATGTTGTTTTTATGCAACAAATAGTGTTGTTTTTACGCAACAGATTGGTCATCAGATTCAGGTGTTCCTAATACGACAGGAGTTGTATCTACATTAGCTGCTTTCATAGCTTGTACCTGAGGAACAGCTTGTCCATGAATCTTAGCGATCAATCCAGCTACTTCTGCATAAGCAGCGTTACCAACGTGTTTAAGGATTGCTTCTACTTCAGCGATTTCAAGATTAAGATTAATCATTTCTTTTTAGCCTTTGCTTTCTTAGCTTCACGCTGAACATTGAGGGCGATGGCTACAGCTTGCTTCTGTGGTTTGCCTGCCTTCATTTCTGTTTCAATGTTTTTCGACACAGCACTCTTTTTTACTGACTTAGTTAATGGCATTGCTTTGCTCCTTGTTGTTGCCTTCTTCAAGGCGGGTTTTGCTTTAATTTCTGCTTTAGGTGGCTCAAAGTCCTCAGTAACAATGGGAAAATGCCATTGATTAGATGGCTTAGGTTTTGGGCCTAAAACTTTACAAAGCCACTCTTTAAACTTTACAATCATCTCTATTCCCCTTAACAATTCCAATTCTTTAGACTAGCTTTGGCTCGTTCTGCTGGGCCTTTTGCTTTCTTTACTACGCCTTCCATTCTTGCACAAAATGATGCTTTACGACCTTTATCTTTCTCAGTCTTTGGGTTTGGTGCAGGAGCTTTGAGATTGCTACCATTCTTAACATTGTATTCAGCACGACCTTTAGCAGTCATTCCTGCGCCCTTATCGGTAGGATTGTATGTCTTGCCCTTGCCGGTAGTCTTATGGGCAATAGGTTTATCGTGTTTAGTAGCCATTATTTTGGTTTTTCTTCAATTCATTTAATTGCGTTATTGATAAATGGCCATATTTACCCATAAATACGCCAAGTTTATAAGCAAACAAAACAAGTATCGCAATAATTATTGATTCGTTACTCATTATTTCTTCTTCGCAGTTTTAGCAGAGTCAATAAATGCTTGCTTGGTAGGAGCGCCTTTAGTGCCAGGCTTACGCATCTTCTCTACGGGTTTACCCTCTGCTTTTTCTTCTTTTATACGATTTCTCTTTGCTGCGATGTTTGCATAAAGACCAGGTTTAGTTGCCATATTTACCCTTCTGTCCAACAGATGTCCTGCCAGCTCATTAAAAGACACTTTTCGCCATTATGGTTAATTGGTGTGAACTTAAGATACTCCTCTTTGGGATTGTCGTTCATAGTGCCAAAACGTACTCGTTGCCCTACGGCAATCGGCATAGCTTCACGTCTTTCGGATGACAATTTCTTGCCAGGCCCTACAGCAACAACAGTTCCCATGTTCTCAGCTTCTTTATTGTTAACAATTAATACAGAGCTTAAAACACGAATATCTGGTCGGACAATGATCTTATCCGCCAGAGGTCTAAATGATACAATTTCATCAGCCATTTCAATATTACCCTATTGCTTTGGTTATAAACCCTGTAGCCCTTTACCGAGAGCTATGGGGTTTAGCTTATTTGCAATCGTCTTGGTCGTGACCGACACGCTTATGGCTGTAGCACTCACGCTCACCCATATTGCCGTCATTCAATTCACCGAGCTTGCCTTCAAAGTTGCCAGCATGGCTCATTGGGCGTGAACCCATAGAATCCATTTTGCCCATTGCAACACCGCCAACTAGCTTCATCTTACGCTCACCGCTCATGTCGGCTTTAGCTGCGCCAGCAGGGGCTTTTGCACCAGTTGTTGAAGGTACGCCCTTCATGCTATCCATAATTCCCATGATTTATCCTTTGAGATGGGGTTAATACACTACAAATAATAATACTATTTTACGATTTTTCAAGTAATTTTACTAGAGTTATCGCACCTTCTACATCTTGAATTCTAGCTACTGTTGAACCACGCCAATTTAACATAAACGCTTCTTGAGCTGCTGTAAATTTAGATTTGTCAGATGCCTTTATTTCAACAAGTGCGGTCTTTTGGTTTTTACCCACCACAAGATCAGGGAATCCGCCAGCAACCCTTGACGTATCAAATACAGAACAGCCAAGCTCTCGTAGCGTCTTAACGATAAGCGAATGATTTGAATCAACCCTTTTAGCATAAGTCATTGAATTGTAATAAATTAGAGGTTAGTATCTAAACACTTTACACCAATAGGGGCAAAAATGTCAGGTTATTATCTTACGGATGAACAATGGATAGCAGAGTGGAAAGCAATAGGAAGCCCCGCAAGATTTGCAAAGAAACATAAATTAAACATCCGGGCAGTATATAACCGCAGAAGATCAATAGAAAGTCGCTTAGGCATTGAGTTGCCTACTTTCAATGACGCAAGAATACCTATTAGCAAAGTAATGCAAGCAGAAGGTCATACTCGCAGAGGGTTTGATTTAGAACAAGGTAGAGTTATTGTTTTTAGCGATGCACACTTTTGGCCCGATATTACGACTACCGCTTATAAAGCTCTATTAGAATCAATTAAAGAGTTTAAGCCTACAGCTATTATTTGTAACGGAGACGCTTTCGACGGGGCCGGGATCAGTCGCCATCCTAGGATGGATTTCGACAAGTTACCATCTGTCAAAGAAGAACTTGAGGCTTGTCAACATTATTTAGGTGAAATTGAAAAGGTAAGCAAAGGTGCAAAACTATTCTGGCCGCTTGGGAATCACGATATGCGTTTTACTAGCAATGTGGTTAACTTTCTTCCTGCTTTTGAAGGCGTGCCTGGAACTTCTTTAAAAGAGTATTTTCCAATGTGGCAACCTTGTTGGTCTGTTTGGATCAATGAGGACACTTGTATCAAGCATCGGTGGAAGGGTGGTTGGACTGGTGGAAGAAACAATGCTGTCAATTCAGGCGTAAACATGATTACAGGGCATACCCACGTTTTGTCTAGCATCCCCTTTAATGATTACAACGGCACTCGCTATGGCGTTCAAACAGGCACTCTAAGCGATCCTAATGGCCCACAGTTTAACTACACAGAAGATACGCCTAAAGATTGGAATAGTGGCTTTGTAATGTTGACCTTTGAGCGTAGCAAATTATTACAGCCTGAAATGGTGCGAGTGTGGGGCGAGGATGAAGTAGAGTTTAGAGGAAAGATACACGCTGTATGAAGCTCAGTCCCGCTATTCTTAGAAATTTATATTCAACGCTTGTAGTGGCAGAGCCATTTTGTCGTTGGAAAATGCCTTTGCCAGAACAGATCAAGTTTATCGTTGATGCAGATCCTGATTGCATGGGAACGTATTTGTTTACGGATGAA